TTAAATTATGTTGATCTAGATGTTCTAGGTGTGGTTGAACCTTCTAAAGCACTTGTTGTTGATTTGTCAAAGAATTTAACAGGTCTTAATAATCTTTCTATGGCTACTTTAACAGCAACTGGAGTAGTTTTAAATGGTAATCTAGATTTATCTAGTGGTAATAGAGATATTCTTATTAATGATAATAGTTCTACGGCATTAGAGATTAAAGAAGGTAGTAATACATATTTAACTTTTGATACCACTAATACAACTGAAAAAATTATATTAGGAAAATCAATTGACGCTAATAGTAATAATGTAACTGGAGTAAATACTTTAGGTGTTTCTAGTATAACTCTAGGTGGTACAAGTATTACAGCTAGTGCAACGGAGTTAAATTATGTTGATCTAGATGTTCTGGGAACTGTTGAGGCTTCTAAAGCACTTGTTGTTGATGCTTCTAAAAATTTAACAGGTCTTAATAATCTTTCTATGGCTACTTTAACAGCAACTGGAGTAGTTTTAAATGGTAATCTAGATTTATCTAGTGGCAATAGAGATATTCTTATTAATGATAATAGTTCTACGGCATTAGAGATTAAGGAAGGTAGTAATACATATTTGACTTTTGATACTACTAATGCAACTGAAAAAATTATATTGGGGAAATCAATTGACGCCAATGGCAATAATGTGACTGGAGTAAATACTTTAGGTGTTTCAAGTATAACTCTAGGTGGTACAAGTATTACAGCTAGTGCAACAGAGTTAAATTATGTTGATCTAGATGTTTTGGGAACGGTAGAGGCTTCTAAAGCACTTGTTGTTGATGCTTCTAAAAATTTAACAGGTCTTAATAATCTTTCTATGGCTACTTTAACAGCAACTGGAGTAGTTTTAAATGGTAATCTAGATTTATCTAGTGGTGATAGAGATATTCTTATTAATGATAATAGTTCTACGGCATTAGAGATTAAAGAAGGTAGTAATACATATTTGACTTTTGATACCACTAATACAACTGAAAAAATTATATTGGGTAAATCAATTGATGCTAATAGTAATAATATAACTGGGGTAAATACTTTAGGTGTTTCTAGTATAACTCTAGGTAGTATAAGTATTACAGCTAGTGCAACAGAGTTAAATTATGTTGATGTGAGTGTTTTAGGGACAGCGGAAGCTTCAAAGGCACTTGTGGTGGATGCTTTAAAAAATATAACTGATATTAATAGTTTATCGGCAACATCATTGAGTGGTACATTGAGTACTGCGACGCAACCAAATATTACTAGTTTGAGTTCTTCAGTGACTATAATAGGTCAAACATCTTCAGGTGGAAAATTAATTTTGAGGGAATCTACGGATCAAGGAACGAATCAAATAACAATTAAAGCACCTGCAACTTTATCATCTAATTATACATTACGTTTGCCAGTTGATGATGGTAATTCTAATAATTTTCTTAAAACGGATGGTAGTGGAATATTGAGTTGGGATTATCCAATATATTTTGGAGTTGTTTCTGATATAAAATCTTCTACTGTTGATGGCGGTACTTCAACTAGTGGTATATGGCATACTAGATCATTAAATACAAAATCAGAAAATACAACTTTTATTACTTTATCGAGTAATCGGATCACATTAGATAGTGGAACATATCATGTGTCGGCATCAGCCCCATGTTATAATGGCAATCAACATCAATTAAAACTTGTAAATATTACTGGTAACACCACAGCAATTTTAGGTCAATGCGCTTATTCAGCATCATTATATAATGTACAAAATAGTGCTACACTGGATGGTTTAATTTCTCCAGTGACTTCAACGACATATGAGTTACAACATTATATAACAAATGGTGTTGTAGGAGATGGATTAGGTAGATCTGTTTCATCTGGAGAATCTGAAGTTTATTCAGTGGTTAAAATTTATAAATTGAGTTAAAATTTAATATTTTAGTAAGGTAAATAAATAAATAATATAAAATTTGATGAAACATTATGCACTTTTGTATAAAGGGACTACAACTATATTTTTAATATATAGTTTTGAAACAGTATGTGATGAGTTTTATTTGAAATTAATTGAAACAAATAATTATGATAATATGGAATGTGTAATGCCACTTAATTATAATAGAATATCTGAATTAGTAGTTGATAAAATTCAGGATAATAAGTTATATTTGAAAATAGATTCAGTGCGTCAATCAAATACTATTGAAAAAGAATGGACTAAAGTTAGGGAAAAGAGAGATAATTTATTAAAAGATACTGATATTTTCTTTTTAATTGATGTAAATAAAAGATATACTACAGCATCTCTTAATAATATGTCAAATTATAGACAATCTTTAAGAAATATTCCGGATACTTTTAAAAATCCATTTTTAGTTGTGTGGCCTGTTAAACCGGAGCTGAAACTCAAGTAAAAAAAATTGAATTGCAATTAATATTATTTAAACCGTCAATCTATTTACTATGAGTCATGCGGATAGAAAAAATCAACCAAATCAATTAAATGAATCTGGAACAACTAAGTATAAACAACCACTTAAACCCAAAAATACTAATCAAAATCAAGAAAAATCTCAGACAAAATTCAAGGGTAACCAATTAAATTATAATAAATTGCTCGATCTATTTTGTAATTTTTGTGCGAATCAGAGTGTACCTGAAAAAGAATGCAAAGGTCACACTCCTAGAACATGTGAACGATTGAAAGAATATGAGTGCCCGTCATGCAAAGAAAAAGGACACACTAGAAATCATTGTACAGCTCTATTTTGCAAGTTTTGCCGCGAAAAAGATCATGAAATTGCTAATTGCCCTCAAATCGTTGATCACACATGCAAAAAGTGTAAAAAGGTAGGTCACCGGGAAAATAAATGTGCTAACTATTGTTCATACTGTGGAGACGCTGTTGGACACCAAATTGAAAATTGTCCTGAAAAAGAATGCAATTTCTGTGGGGAAGTTGGTCATCTATCTGGACCAGATTGTCCTATGAGACAATATTCATATCGTCACAAAGATACTTAAAATTAATAAATAAAAAATAAACTATTTAATTTGTCATTATTAATATTTTTTTTATTATGATGTTGTGATTAAGTGTTTTTTGATAATTTTTTCAAGAGAATAAGGTTTGTTGATAACTAGATCAGATGGTATTTTCTTGTATTTTTTGAGATAATCAATAATTGGACATACTGAACTTAGTGCATCTAGCAAGGTGGGTTTCAAGTAATTTGATGTCATCAACAATTCAGCAATAGAATGTAGAATAGTTAAATTATTGCTGGGTTTTTCTGTTTCATATTTAGAAATTAGGTTGAGTAACTCACTTTCTGTTGGATCTGTGTTTGCTTTAACCGTAGATTTAGTGACTAGTTGTGTTTTTAATTCTAAAAAGACCGTAAAATGATCCTCCGCTAGATTTATATTTTTTTCAGTTAAAATATCAAAGGAAATTTTTAATCCTTCATTTGCATGTAAAATCCATAATGCCCATCTCTTGATATTTGTTACATAAATCGAAAAATGGTATGAATTCGCATAACGAATCATAATATTTTTACCGATCCATACAATAAAATCATTAATAACAGTTTGTATTGTGTTGTATTTTTCTTCTTTCTGTAATTGGTTTAAAGTCTTTTTAGTTGATTCTAGTTTTGAATTAACTAGTTCCGAGATGCCATGTGGAATGTTTTCTGTTTGAGATTTAATAGTATTGTTGATACTATCACAAAATCCATACCAAAAAAACTCTAAATCTTTGTCAGGTAACCCTTTATCATAAATATATTTATATTTAGATCCTTCGATGTCTTCGCGTCTGATCATATATCTACCAATATAGTCTTTATTTTACTCAATCAATTTTTTAATCAATTTTATTAATTAAAATGGATGATGGTTCAATTTGTTTCCATTGAGTATTTTGATAATAATTTGGTTGTTCTTTTATTACATCAGGATTTTCTTCTAAATATGTTCTAATTTCTTGAAAAATTCTAAAATGATATGGTTGTAATTTATCAATATCAAATTCATATATGGCATTTTTTATCTGTTTTACTGATTGTGTTAGTGTCATTTTACCAAATCCAGTAGCTAACTCAGGACACACCAAATGTGTTATTATTTCATTTGGATGATAATGATTCCACAAATAAATTACACATAAAACTCCTAGAAATGCATGTTTAGTGTTATTTGTCTTCGAAACATCTTGAGACATCCACATTGTTGGAGCTGTAATTAAAAAATTTGATCTCCTCTTAGTTATTAAAGCTGATCCAATTGGTAAATAAGCTTTACCAAACAAATTACGACGTTTTACATTTTCAATATCCCATCTAACTTCCTTTTCAATACCTGGGAAAATATCACTATTGTATGACACATCAATCCCATAATCCATAAATCCAAATGAATTTCCAGAGCTTAAATATGCTAACCCTTTTTCATTACTACATTTATCATTAAAATCCTTAATGTCACCTGAATATGTTTCAATACTATTAAATAATGTTGAAACTTCTGGATCAGATATTAATTCTTTATGAATGATACTAGTAAATTGACCATCTAAATCAACAAAAGTAAGTTTTAATGATTTCATTTTTAATTCTATAATCAAATACTAATAAAATAATTCTAGTTTTCATTCAATTATTTTACATTACATATCATCCCACTAAAAAATATTTTCCAGTTCTAGTAATCTAGAAAGGCAACTAAAAAATACTTCTAGTTCTAGATACTTTAATTTTTTTTTTATTAATCTAGAAAGGCAACAAAAAAATACTTCTAGTTCTAGATACTTTAATTTTTTTTATTAATCTAGAAAGGCAACAAAAAAAAAATACTTCTAGTTCTAGATACTTTAATTTTTTTTATTAATCTAGAAAGGCAACAAAAAAATACTTCTAGTTCTAGATTAAATATTTTTTACTGATCTAGAAAGGCAACAAAAAATACTTCTAGTTCTAGATTAAATATTTTTTACTGATCTAGAAAGGCAACAAAAAATACTTCTAGTTCTAGATACTTTAATTTTTTTATTAATCTAGAAAGGCAACTAAAAAATACTTCTAGTTCTAGATACTTTAATTTTTTTTACTGATCTGGAAAGGAAACTAAAAAATACTTCTAGTTCTAGATTAAATATTTTTTACTGATCTGGAAAGGCAACAAAAAAATGCTTCTAGTTCTAGATACTTTAATTTTTTTTTTTATTAATCTAGAAAGGCAACAAAAAAATACTTCTAGTTCTAGATACTTTAATTTTTTTTTTATTAATCTAGAAAGTCAACAAAAAAATGCTTCTAGTTCTAGATACTTTAATTTTTTTTATTAATCTAGAAAGGCAACTAAAAAATACTTCTAGTTCTAGATTAAATATTTTTTACTGATCTGGAAAGGAAACTAAAAAATACTTCTAGTTCTAGATACTTTAATTTTTTACTGATCTAGGAAGGCAACTAAAAAATACTTCTAGTTCTAGATTAAATATTTTTTACTGATCTGGAAAGGCAACAAAAAAATGCTTCTAGTTCTAGATACTTTAATTTTTTTTTTATTAATCTAGAAAGTCAACAAAAAAAATACTTCTAGTTCCAGATTAAATATTTTTTATTAATCTGGAAAGGCAACAAAAAAATACTTCTAGTTCTAGATTAAATATTTTTTACTGATCTAGAAAGGCAACAAAAAAATACTTCTAGTTCTAGATTAAATATTTTTTATTAATCTAGAAAGTCAACAAAAAAAATACTTCTAGTTCCAGATTAAATATTTTTTATTAATCTAGAAAGGCAACTAAAAAAAACTTCTAGTTCTAGATACTTTAATTTTTTTTACTGATCTAGGAAGGCAACTAAAAAATACTTCTAGTTCTGAAAATGAAACTAGAAAGGTAAATAAAAAAATAATAAATAGTGAAAAGAGGGTAAAAATGTTTATAATTTATTAATTAAAAGTATTGGTTTATAAAATGGTTATCTACGAGTTGCATGGAGTGTGGATAATTGTAAAACATTGATCGAAGAGTATATGCTAATATACCTGATTTAATTGGGGCCTGATGGAAAGCGGATTCTCTAAGATAGAGACAACCTGGAAATTTGCTTTCGAATGAATTTACTAGCTGAGTATTGAGATTAGTATCTTGGATTCCTTTTTGGAAGTCTAGAACTGCTTCATGAATTTGCGTTGCTAATTTTGTGAATGACAATCCACCAACACCGGTACACAATCCAGGACATAATATTTCCGTAATTGGTTTATCTGAATTAACGCTATTATATTTTTCGACAACTTTAAGAACAGCAATCATGGCAAAGTAAGCATTACGTGTATCTCTAACATCTTGAGGGAAAAACATAGTTGGAGCAGAAATTAATAATTGATTTTTAGCTTGATGTTTGACAATAATTGCGGATCCTACAGGAAGATGATGATCAGGTGTTTTTCTAGTAAAATATTTATTGATAAAGTCAGCATTAATGTGATCAATAAAATTACTGTCATCAACATGCAATCCTTCATTTGTAAGTAGTTGTATAGCATCTTTTGCTAAATTTTTATCATGTTTGAAGATGGATTTGATAGTGTTTATCGTGTAATCTAGAAACTTTTTGGAGTAACCTGGTTCAAGTTCGCCATGATAATCGAGTTCTTCTAACATATGTTGAAGTGTTTTATCGACATTTGGTAATACTTTATCGGCAAGAGGAGCATCAATACCACCATTCATCCATCCATGGGAATTAGCGGGGGATACAAAAGCAACGTTGGGGTATTTTTCTGGTTCTAAATATTCTGGTAAATCTAGAATATTGCATGTTATAGTTTCTATTTTGAGTTTATAATTTTGGTTTGAGAGATTAAATTCAGTTTGATTTTTAAAATTGAACTTTAATTCTTCTTCGAATTTGGGATATAAATCAAAGAATTTAAGTGTTAGAGTTGACGTCATATTGGATGTACTTGAAATTAATATTATATTTCAAATTCAATTTTTTTACGTATAGTGTGTTTTATCTTTTTTGAAGTCTTTCTGATATCAAAAAATTGAAACATTTGAAAAGAATAGTATATTTATTAATAAATAGAAAATGTCTGAAGCAACAACATTTTATTCAGCTGGATTTTATTCACCTGAAGGAAATTTTACTAAAATCCCTCTTTATCGCCGGCACTTTAAGGTGCGTTTTGGAGGGGTTGATCTAATCATCGAGGAAACTCAAGATTATTTGAATAGATTTAAGCATGACGTCGAAGCGGAATTTAAGTTCCCAGCGAAATTGATTAGTTTGTTTATGTTTGAATACAGAATTGATGATGATGAGTGGACTGTCATGCAAGTCGGTGAGAAACATGAAACTGAGGAAAAATACAATACCGCGGTCAAGCAGGGTCATCAAGCCGTTCTTGCCAAGCAAGACAATGATAAGATTTACACAATTAAGATTGGTCGTTTGCGATCAAATCAAAAGCTATCAATTCGTTTTAAGTATTATTCTACATATGACATCACGTCAGAATCTCTCAGTTATACATTTGCGCTAACTTCTATGCAACCCTATCTCCGTGCGGGAGAAACAGCGGTTGGATTGCCTGTTTGGAGTGGTTCATTGTCTGATGGCAGTGATAATCTTCCGTATGGTATTAGTATTGATGCTGAGTTTATCAGATCAGGTCCTTTTGATGTGAATTATATTTCTAATAAGGTGACAACGTTCACGTCAGGGGATGATAATCGATTGACTTTGCCGCGTCAAATTTTGGATGGTCGCATCAACGTAACATTTCAGATTAAGCCACATGGAGGTTTTGCTTCAGAGGCTTTCCAGTGGAGTGATCCAGATGGTCAAAAATATATTCAAATGTCTTTTGCGAATTATTTTAAGGAAAAGCCTGTAGATGCTCCCCCGGATTATTTTGATGTTGCAAATGATGGTGATTGGGATTTTGTAGATGCTTCAGATGTGTCCGCAAATGCCTCAGATGTGAAACCTAAAGTGAATCGTCGCATCATTCTAATCGGGGATGGTTCTGGATCAATGGGAGGTGATCCGATCGAAAATCTTCAGAATGCTATGAAGCTTGCTGTGAGAGATTTGCCGGAGTGTGAATTTTCAGTTGCCATGTTTGGTACTAGTTATCGTTTTTATCCTGGTGAGATACTTCAAACGAATCAACCGTATCAAATTCATACTGGAATTTCATGTGACAATTGTCAAATGTTACCTATTAAGGGTACTCGTCACAAGTGTAATGAATGTAGGGATTATGATTTGTGTCATAATTGTTATATCCAAAACATCAGTATGATGTTTCATCATCATAAGTTTGATATTATTGATGTCAAAAAGCCTGAACTGCCTAAATTGCCTGAGTGTGATGATAAGTATTGGCGTAAACAAACAGATGCTAACATGGTTGAAGTTGATTCATGGTTATCTGAAAATTGTACAGCTAGATATGGTGGCACAGAGATGTTTTCAGTTGTCAACGAAGCTTATCGTCGTATTCAATCTACACGAGTTAAAGGTCAAAGGTATCAAGACATGATACTATTGATGACTGATGGTGATGTTGGTGATGGTATGCAATCAAAGCTGGTTGAACTCATTTCGAAACATAAGGATGTAACATTTTTTACGATGGGTATCGGACATAGTCATTCTCCTGTTTTGGTTGAAAAGCTTGCACTTGCAGGTAATGGCTATTGTAGTCACGTTTTCTTTTCAGATGATGTTCCGACACAAGTTCAAACTATTATGAGATGTTTGAATACAGCTCATGTACGAAACGCTAGTTTGGTATGGGAGGATTGTGATGTTGAATGTACTTCACAAAATCCCATTAGACTTTTGTTCGAGAATGAACCTTGTTATGTTCTTGCTAAAGTTAAGTCAATGGGAAAACGTCCTCGTGTTAGTCTTAAGACTAATGTCAAGGGTGTTTTGAAGACAGTTTTTACCTTTGATTTGGAGAATTTGCCAACAAGTCAATTCCCACTGGACCAATCCTTTGCAATGACTCGTTTGAAGGAGTTGTCAAACGATGACCAATTGTCAAAGGAGCAAAAGAGTCGCTCAATTATTCCATTGGCCATCAAGTACAATGTTATTACACAATATACCGCCGCGGTTGGTGTAGTTAAATCTAATCCCAGTGCCAACAAGTACATGGAAAAGATTTACGTTCCTATTGCATCTCCTCAAAGAGGTTCAGGTTCTTGTAATATGGGTAGTTACTCGCATGCTTACCGTGCTGATCCAGCTGTGATGGCGGCATGTGCTGATACTATGCGTATTATGAGAAATAATATTGAAAAAGTTATTGAACGTGGTGAAGAGTTGGATGGCGGTGGTGATGTGTTCAGATCATCACGCGCTGCAGCATCTTCAATGCATCATGGATATGCATCTAGTATGATTCAGGAACGTGAAGAAAGTATTAAGAATATGGAAGAGGTTCTGAGGGATTTGGCGCAGGACGCTGATGAACTAGATAGCGTTCTGCATGATACACCCCGTAGCATTCAACGAGGCAATACACGTGGAATGAATTTGGGAGGTGAAAGAGAACGAGGAGGTTCAAATAGCTTGGGGCGACAGAATATTTTCGTTGAACAGAGTGCTACGTGTGATGACGACGAACCTACTGAACCTACTACAAGATCATTTGATCCAACTAAAAGTGCTCCAGCCAAGAGTAGTTCTGGTCCAGTTAAACGTGTATCAACCAATAGTAGTTCTGGTCTAACTAAAAGTCCCCTCGCCAAGAGTAGTTCTGGTTCAACAATTATGTCAAAACTTAGTACTTCGTTCTCTGGATTTAAGAATACTGTTACATCTTTGTTTAACAAATCAGATCAACAACCACAAAATACTGTCAACACTTCTACTTCTACTCATAGTGCATCAATTAAGAGTACTGTGAAGGATACTGTGGCTCCACCCCCAATTGAAAATACTAGTGTGAGTGCACCAGTGCAGGTTAAGAGTGCACCAGTGAGAGTGTCTAAGTATTCTGATGAACAGATTATGGAAAATCTGATTAAGTGTCAAAGTATGGATGGTGGATGGACTTCTGAAAATGTTAAGAATGCTGGATTGTATTTACAGTTGCCGACAGATTTAACTATGAATCCTAAGCTGATGGAAACAGTTCTAGTAGTGGCGTTCTTTCACCGTATTATGTCACTCAGTTCTCGATGGAATACTTCTTACAAGAAGGCTCTAAAGTGGCTAACGGATAACGATGTTGGTAAGACCACTACGTGGGATCAAACAAAATTCCTACATTTGGCCTGCCAACTAACAGAAAATTAAAACACTTGAAAAATTAATGTTTCAAATGTAATGTAAAGTAATATTAAATATATAAGTTAATTAAAATTAAACCCTAAAAGGTTTAACAATTTTTTTTAAAAATATTAATATCGATTAATAATTATGACATCTGTTACTAATATAATAAATGATATACAAAAAGCGTGTATAAAAATTGCAACATTAATGAACAAACATGATCCTACAGAGTTAGGGCAGTTAATTGGTATTGATAATCATTCCGGAGATCACATAAAAAAACTGGATGCGTTGGCCCATCAAACTATTTTACATTATTTGGATCGTAATGAGTACGTTAGTGCTATTATATCAGAAGAACATGAACAAATATACCAAACTGGAATTCAGGGTGGATATCTAGTTGCATATGATCCTATAGATGGTAGTTCAAATATTGAGTTAAATATTACAACTGGAACTATATTTGGTATTTATTTATTAAATTCGGATGGTAAGATAGAAAGTCCTAGACAAATTGTTGCGGCCGGATATTGTTTATATGGAGCTATAACAGAATTTGTATATACTACAAGTGAGATGAATGGGATAAGATTTTTGAATTTATCATTAATTGAGGGTTGTGACCCGATTGAGACTAAAATAAATTGGAAAATTCCTAAATATATTAAGATGTATTCTATTAATCAAGCTTATTATCATGAGTGGATAAGTAATGATGTTAGAAATAAAGTAGTAGAATGGATGAATGATGGATATACTTTGAGATATGTTGGTAGTATGGTTGCTGATGCACATCGTACTTTGGTAAAAGGTGGTTATTTTTTGTATCCGAGGACTAGAGCAAATCCAGAAGGTAAAATAAGATGTTTTTATGAGGCTTATCCATTTGCGTTTATGTTTGAAAAAGCTGGTGGAAGTGCTAAAACTGATAAATTTGATAATATATTGGATTCTAAAGTAGGTTCAGATCCACATCAAACTATTTCTGTTATTTTATCTGCATAAAAAATTGAATTATTAAACCATATAAAAATCATATCAAAAAGCATATAAAAAAACATATATGAACATACTAGGTGTGAAAGATAGAGAAACTTTATCAACAATAGAATTATATACCTTTGATGACGGAGTTAAATATTTGACTCACATTAATAATAATAATAATATAGGATGGCCAAGGTTTGTGTCATTTGAATTTGAGATTAGCGGAGCACCAATAAATCTTAAGAGACCGAGTATTTTTGTATTTTATTCATGTGTTTATTTTCAAACAGAAAATAACTATTTGGGACCCTTTTTGCATAAACTTGAAAAAAAATATAGACGACAAAATAACGATAAAAATTTTACTATCAATAATGTAATTAATTTTGATACGACATCTGAAAGTGGAGTAAATGAAAAATATTTACAAGAAAAAGATATTGATCCTAAAAATATTATATGTTTTTCATATCAATATCAACGACCTATAAATGTATCAATAAATAATATTAAATTGACATGCACATCTGATGTGTTAGATATATTATTCAAATCAACAAATCTAGAATATTATAAATATATTATAACCACTGAAATGGATTTTATTAATTGTGATACTCTTAGAAAATTTCAGCGTCATGTAGGTAAAAATAAGGGAGTACCTAGAGTTAAATCGGAATATTGTCCGTATATGATGATAACTTCTATAAATATTAGTTTTGATTTAGAAAAAATTAAGAATACATGTAAAAAATATGCACAACACAATGTAAAAGTATATAGTAATTTAATGTTTATTAATAATAAATTGGAATTACCATCTGAGATATGGGATTATATTGCGGAAATAGTGTCATATTACGAACAGATCAAATTCATAGAAAAATTAAACAAGTCTGCTAATGATATCTTTTGATTAGTATGGTCTACAGTTATTTAGTTATTATGTGGACATCATTGGATTGAATTAATAATTCGGATAAATTAATAGAAGTTTCTGGAGCAACTTTACGAATGAATAGTGCTCCAGTTCTTCTAGCATTTCTTAGATTATTATTATTTAGTTCTGTAAAAGTTTTTGGATATGGACGATATTTGGGGTCTAAACTGGGGTTATCCCAGTCATCAAATGTTAATTTACGTGTATTGTATGGTATATCAAATTTGTCTAATATATTAACGAAATAGTGTTCATCAGGACATGACATATCTTTGTAGAGATTTGTGTAATCATTTTTGACGATATAATTAGCGGTGAGATAATTTAGGGCCATCCATTGACTGACTTTTTTAAATTTGTGGTGTGGTATAAACTTTGGGTTACTTATTTGTTTATATCGAAGATGTGTATAAATATTTTGTTGATTATGCATTGAAATTATATTATTTTGTTGGGAAATTAGATCATTATATATGTAATCAAAATTATATATTGGGATACAACTGTCTGATACTAATATTATCATTTTATTATTTTGATCTTTGATGGCATTTTGTAGTAATTTAATGGTAGCTTTAACGAGACTAATTTTTCCCCATTCGGTTGGTATTTGATCATGGGAAGGTATTATATAATTTTTGAAGAAACTTGTAACTTTATTGGGGTATTTGGGGTGAACATAAATATTATATAAATGTTCGTTGCCTTTGAGAAAAGTTTCCCAAACATTGTGTTTATTGATGTCACCTACAGTTAAAAAACAGAAAGCTATTTTGGATTTTGGTTTAGAATCAAGTTGGTTTTCGAATCCTTCGTTTTCATTATTTGTAATATTAATTTTAATAGTGTCAGTGAAGATTAAAACTATCAAAACGAGTATGATAATTAAAGTCGGTATTGTCATTTCCTTTTATTTGACATATAAGATATTTCAAAAAACAAATTTTTTTATATTTTGATATTCACAAAACAATTTAAAATTATACGGTGCTATAAAATTAAATGATGAAATTAGGTAAATGTGAATTATGTCAATCGGAATCACCTTTAGATGAATTAACGCATGTTCATAATTTAGGAAAAATTACATATGAATGTTGGGATGATAAGAAATGTCGTGAAATTGTCCAAGAGAGAAAACGTCAAATTAAACTAGAAAATGATAAAATTCTAAGAATTATAAAGGAAAAAGAAAATCAAGAAAAAGAAGCATTTTCAGAAGAAAGAAAAAAATTTGTAATCAAGGAAACTAAATTATGGGATCAGTTCAATATCATGTTAGAAAATTTATGGGAATACCATCAAAAAAATAATAATGGATATATTCATTATTATGATAATGAAAACAATATTGTTTATTCGTGGGATATTAATAAAGAAATATGGGGAATCGCAGATAGTGATACGACTCGATATGTGATTGATAAAATGACTCAAGAAGAATAAAATTAAATTAGTGTGTGTTTAATTACCTTTAAAATTTATCGTCCAGTTAAACAAATGTTCTTTTATTTAATTTGTAATGCTTCAATTGGAAATTATCAAGAAAGTCGTAAAAAATATTTAACAACTTTCATTTATGGAACTATTATATATATATTATTACATGCTTTTCTACATACATCAAATTCGCATATAGCTCTTTATTTGAAATCATATTTCTGGATAATATTGGGATTAGATTGTGCTGCAATGTATTATTTATATGTGTATATAAATGAGTCTGATGAAAGTAATATGGAAGAGAAGAAAAACCTACAATCACTTGTGAATAGTTTTTTCAATCAAGTTTCAGGATCAGATCCAGATCAAGCTCCTGAAACATCTCAAGATAAAAAAGAGGAAGGTAATCCAGTAACAACTAATAAGACTATTAATAAGACTATTAATAAGACTATTAATAAGACTATGGGAGCCACTAAAACTACTAATACTGATTCTGGATCTGATTTAGAGCCAAAGGCTTATACTGAAACTGAAAACTCTTTACAATCAACTCCTTTATCTGATTTACCTTTTGACAAAGAGGAATATGTGGAGGATGATCAAAAGGAATATGATAATGGTTCAGATTCTGGTTCTGATGTGGATTTAGATAAATTTGAGATGACTTTACAGTAAACTTTATTGATTAAAATTTTATTTTTTTATTTGCTTGATGAATGGTTAAAAGATCTGCATCTAATGGTCTTTTATTTTTATTTATTTTTGGTATAAAATAGAAATCAGTATATTTACTGGAATTGCTATCTATTTGATTTGATAATGTAGCTATGAGTTGTTCAAAATTAATATTAAATGGAAATTCAGTATTTGTTTCAATAACATAACCTTTGATAGGAATAGTCCATGTATTATTATTTGAATAATTATAATGATTTTGGCTGACTTTCATCATTGAATTAGTTATTTCTGAATCTTTTAATTTAATGAGTGGTAAACTATAATAGTAATTCCAATTTTTATTTAGTTTGTCGTTTGAAATTTTATAATCAAGGATTAATCCAAACAGATGAAATCCTTTCATTTTGTAAATTCTAATAGGTTTAAAATGAGGTTCGGTGTATCCTATATCAAACAAAAATTTACCAAATACATCTTTGAGGTGATTTATTGTAAAAGGCAAATCATCTTCATATTTTAAGACCGGATAATACCTCTCATTTTTATTATTATTCTTATCAGTATTCCGTGTTAAATAATAGAATGCGGATTCTATCATCAACATATCTTTTGTAGTTTTTATAATTTTAACGTTTTGTGATTCTGGAGGTGTAGAAGGTGTAGAAGGTGTATTATTAGTGTTAGTGTTAATATTAATATCATTTATTTGTTCTTCAATGGTTTGGTGATTGGATTTTTTGTAAAAAGCGAGTGGATTCCAAACTAGAGGAATAATTCCTAAATATTTTCCATCAAATTTTTTATTTAATTTTTTATTATTTTGGAATTGTCTAACTTCTTGAGATAGTTTAATTGGTAATAAAAAGTCTTCCCATGACATTATTAATTTTAAAATGAAATATTTTGAAAATGTTATAAAGATCAATTTTTATTATATAGATTTTCTCATATAGAATTAAAAATAAAATAAAAATAGAATGAAAGAAACATTTATTCCACTTTTGGTTCTTTTAATACTTTATTTAGTTTTGTCATTGGATTATAAAAAAGAAAATTTTGAGGCTTTAAATAAACAGCAAAAAAGATATCAAAGTATTAATACATCTGAAGTTTTAAATCCAGAAATTAATCCTAGAATATATGCGATTGCTAATTCTATTATTAAAAAGGTAAATAAAGATTTAAAAATGAATTATCAATTTGGGCAATTTGAGAATGTTATTGAGGATAAAGATACTGAAGGGAACCCTAGATATGTTCTAGATTTTTTTGTTTATTTAATGAATAGTCAGAATGTTACTGATGTTACGAGACGTTTAATAGTTGATGTTACAATCTATATTAAATCTGGAGAATTGCAAATTAATACTATTAACTTTAGTAACGCTATAAAAGATCAAGGGCCTCAATATTTACCTGTTAAAGATGATGAAGCAAACCAATTAATAATTAAACCAGAATTAACTGGAAAAGATTATAATCCTATGGGAGGACCACATTTAAAAGAGTTTAGAGGTACACTAGAATATGGTAAATTTGATAAATTAGTTGGTTCAGAAGATAATCCTGATAAATGCCGAGATGAATATCAAGATTGGATATTACCAATGCACATACAAGAAAAAAAATATCTTAAAAAGGATCATCAAGATTATGGTGATTGGTGGGATAGTAATGGTGTTATTCTAACTAAAACTGAAGAAAATGGTTTAAAAAAACTAGATGCAAAATGTGCTCGTAATTTCACATCAGAATTAAAAAGAAATGTTAAGGAGACAATTCCAAAAGAATTTGAAGTTGCTAATTTTTATCCAAATCATGCTTCACATAGACCAGATAAACCAAAATTAAATAATCACTGGTTATTCAAAATAGATACTGGTATAATTGGATTTCCACATGGATCATCAAATAAAACTGGATATTAAACTAAATATTTTTCTTTTATAACATTAAGACATCAAGACATTAAGATATTAAGTTTTTATGGTTAAATCACAATTGAAAAAAACTTCAAATGGTTTTATATCCACGAGTTTAAATTTTTATAATAATTATAAATATTTCGTATGGTTATTGATGGGTAGTATTTTAATTATAAGTGTAATTTTCATAGTCTTATCAGTTTTAAAGCAAGGTCCTTTTAATTCTAGAAAATCAACTCGTAAACCACCTCATCCATTACCAACACCATCTCCATCACAATCTAATAAAATAATAGGATCGTGGATAAATGCTATAGATCCAGATTCATATAAACTAGTTGCATCTGGAAATCAAAATTTGATTATGTTGGCTTCGTATTGTCCGGATCCGTGGTCAGTAAATTATTCATGTTCCAAGAACACTGTATTTTCGTTATTTCGTTTTACAGAACAACCAACACCTGTACCTGAACCTTCTTTACCTTTAATGAGTGATTTAACAACTTTAGTAAGTAATGCTAGAAATGTTTTGCAACCTGGTGGAAAAGTATTAGTTTCTATCGGAGGATCCAGTTTTGGTCTCCCGGATTGGAAAAACTTACTTTATAAATATCTTGGACCAACACCAGAACAACCATGTCAATGTCCCAGTGGTTCTTACTGGTTTGCGTGTAATGGTGACGAGGGTTTATGTTGTAATGGTTGTGGTACTTCTAAATGCGGTGGAATTATCGATATGGATGGTTGTTGTTCATCTGGTAATAATCCACATAAATGTTGTTGTGGATGTGGTAATAAGATTGTTACAGATGCTACTACAGGAAAACAATTATGTGTTCCTTTAAATCCAATGTCTCCTTGTAATTATTATGGTGTTACAAATGCAGATGCTATTAAAAAATGTATGGCTGATCCTAACATGGAAGATTATCAAAAAATGCAATGTGTTAGAGATAATACTGATCCTGTGAGGGCATATGCGGAAATGTTGAATATTATTGGGGCAGATGGGGTTGATTTTGATTATGAAAATCCAGATACATCTGTATCAAATGCGTTAATAAAATTTACACGAGATTTGACGAGTTATATGAAGAATACGTATAATAAGGATTTGTATTTTTCTATGACAGTTCTTTCGGGTAATTCTTATTTAACTTATCAACCTATTTATGATTCTTTTGGACGTGATGATTGTCCGTTTGATTATGCGATTCCTATGTTGTATAATGGTGGACAATTTTTATATAATCAAAGTGCATCAGTGGATTCACAATGTAACTGGAATTCTTTATTAGATGTGTGGATGAGTAAAAAGTTTGGTAAAAATACTATATTAGTCCCAGCATTTATTTGTTATACATCTCCTGGAAAATGTACATTTAATTGTGATCAATTAAAATTATTTATGGAGAATTATATTAATAAACCTACACCATCTGGAAAGACTCCAGTTAATGGTGTTGTTTATTTTTATTATGTTAATGATCCTTCATCATATGACGTAAAATTATTAAATAATGTTATTGGTGCAACTTATAGTTGTTTTACAAATCCAAAAGGGTGTGATATCAATAATTTTGGAACTATATGTAGTAATACAACAACTGGACAATGTGAAAAAGATGTTTGTAGTGCTGTATTAGAATCATTATTGACCACAAAACAATATTCAGCTCAAAAACCACCATTAACTTCTTTTATGAGTTACGATCAAAAATATTCAAATCATAAACTGATCCCTGTTCCACCAATTAAATACTTTTGAAAGACATTCTAGTTGTGTTTACATAAAGCATTCAAGAGTTTTCGGATATTTTCGTCAAATTTACGATATAATTCTTGAAAAACTAGAATTAATAAATTTACATTCGTGATGATTACGAAAGCTTCCGAAATCCTTTGACAGTTTATGTGCGACCTTGTTTGAAAACACTAGAAAGGTGTCATAAATTCAAAAAACACTAGAAAATCACTGTATAAAACCCTTATGTAATTGAAAATTTTATTAATTCATGATCTTTCTAGTGTATAAAAGTAAAAATTTTAGATTGTTCTAGTTGTAATCAATCTAGAATAATACTTTTTAAAAACTTTCTAGCGTATAAAAGTAAAAATTTTAGATTGTTCTAGTTGTAATCAATCTGGAATAATACTTTTCAAAAACTTTTTAAATAAACAAAGTAAAAATTTTAGATTGTTCTAGTTGTAATCAATCTAGAATAATATATTTTTAAAAACTTTTTAGATAAACAAAGTAAAAATTTTAGATTGTTCCAGTTGTAATCAATCTAGAATAATACTTTTTGAAAACTTTTTAGATAAACAAAGTAAAAATTTTAGATTGTTCCAGTTGTAATCAATCTAGAATAATACTTTTTAAAAACTTTCTAGTGCACAAAAGTAAAAATTTTAGATTGTTCTAGTTGTAACTAGATCTAGAATAATATTTTTTAAAAACTTTCTAGATAAACAAAGTAAAAATGTTAGAATGTTCTAGTTGTAATCAATCTAGAATAATACTTTTTAAAAACTTTCCAGATAAATAAAGTAAAAATATTAGATTGTTCTAGTTGTAATCAATCTAGAATAATATATTTTTAAAACTTTCTAGATAAACAAAGTAAAAATTTTAGAGTTTTCTAGTTGTAATCAATCTAGAATAATATATTTTTAAAAACTTTTTAGATAAACAAAGTAAAAATTTTAGATTGTTCCAGTTGTAATCAATCTAGAATAATACTTTTTAAAAACTTTCTAGTGCACAAAAGTAAAAATTTTAGATTGTTCTAGTTGTAACTAGATCTAGAATAATATTTTTTAAAAACTTTCTAGATAAACAAAGTAAAAATGTTAGAATGTTCTAGTTGTAATCAATCTAGAATAATACTTTTTAAAAACTTTCCAGATAAATAAAGTAAAAATATTAGATTGTTCTAGTTGTAATCAATCTAGAATAATATATTTTTAAAACTTTCTAGATAAACAAAGTAAAAATTTTAGAGTTTTCTAGTTGTAATCAATCTAGAATAATACTTTTTGAAAACTTTTTAGATAAACAAAGTAAAAATTTTAGATTGTTCTAGTTGTAATCAATCTAGAATAATATATTTTTAAAACTTTCTAGATAAACAAAGTAAAAATTTTAGAATGTTCTAGTTGTAATCAATCTAGAATAATACTTTTTAAAAACTTTTTAGATAAACAAAGTAAAAATTTTAGATTGTTCTAGTTGTAATCAATCTAGAATAATATTTTTAAAAACTTTCCAGATAAACAAAGTAAAAATTTTAGATTGTTCTAGTTGTAATCAATCTAGAATAATATTTTTAAAAACTTTCCAGATAAACAAAGTAAAAATTTTAGATTGTTCTAGTTGTAATCAATCTAGAATAATATTTTCAAAAACTTTTTAGATAAACAAAGTAAAAATTTTAGATTGTTTCAGTTGTAATCAATCTGGAATAATATTTTTCAAAAACTTTCTAGATAAACAAAGTAAAAATTTTAGATTGTTCTAGTTGTAACTGGATCTAGAATAATACTTTTTAAAAACTTTCCAGATAAATAAAGTAAAAATATTAGATTGTTCTAGTTGTAACTGGATCTAGAATAATATTTTTTAAAAAATTGATCTAATGTGTTAATATGTTTGTTAAATTTGTTACTATTATGAGAAAATTAGATGTAAATGTGAGTTTCAAATATGGTTATGGATTAATTATAGAATTTGCCAAGGCCCCACCTGAATTAAGAAAACTTATGAATAAATATCGACAAGGTGGATGTTTTTGTCATGGTTTAGACAATTTTTTAAGAAAACATATTGGTATTAATGGAACATATAATCCAGCAGGTGATTTAGCTAATTTGGATTGTGGATCATGTGATAAGGGTGATGAGTATACTCCATTGTTTTACTATAAAAAAGAATTAATAGATCAAAGTTTTAATATGGTATTGGATTTTGAATTGGATAATTATATTAAACCATATGATGGTATAGAATTAAAAAAAATTAAAAAACAAAGATTATCTAGATCACCTGAAGATATTAATTTTGAATATAGGACAACTGAATTAAGTAACCATATTATTATTACAGAGGATCAAGAGGCTAATATTAATAGATTAATACTTGAGAAAATAAAACAAGTTGATCCAGAATATGGAAGAGATAAAATACCATCATACTGTGTGGATCTTGATATGCTTCAAAAGATACATGATTGGTTTTTTGATCATGGAGTAGATTATAAGATAGGTTGGTGTTATGAATATAATATTTGTCATGATTGGCATTGTCAAAGTTGTAGTCAACATTTAAGTAATAAATTGGAACATGTATGGGAATTAAGTGAAGAGGTGCTTTATAAAAAATACTATGGAAAAATGTGTGCTGATTGCGATTGGATTTATTGTTATAAATGTTTAACATCAGATAAAATAAAGAGACACACTAGAAAATATCCTAATCATACTATTGTTAAATATAAATATACAGGTCATACATATAATTTTTTCCTAACAAAAAAAGCATATCAGGAATTTATTATGTGTTGTTCAGATGAAGAAAATGAGTCAGAAGAAAATAAATCAGAAGAAAATGAGTCAGAAGAAAATTAAGATTGGAATGTAATATTTTCCGAACATGAACCATCTATCCAGATGGGACAACTGAATTGATTTAGATTAAGATCATAACATTGCCATAATGTGAGAATGCTTTGATTATTATTTTCGGAACATTGAAAAGTTCCATTAAATAGTTGGTTTAAATAATTTTTTTGATAAGTTTGATTGGTTTTTATATTATTAGATTGAAAAGTGTTGGTGCTATCTGTGTTATCAAAAAGATGTAAAGTATCTAGAAAGAATTGTTCTTCAGAGACATTTGGAAAGCATGTTGCATGTTTAAGGTATTCATGTTTCCAAAAATCAATATTGGACCCATTGTAAGAGACCCATTCTACGTCTAGGATGGGTATAAGATATTGTATTTGAGAAATATTAAAAATAGCGGATTTGTTGCAATATTCTGGGTAAGAATTATTAAAATATTCGGGCCATAATCCGTGAATAGTAAAATTTAATTTGGTGTTATTTGGTGCCCAAAACTGGACAAAAATAAGAAAAAGTGTTGTTCCTGCTCCTACAATTAAATTCATTTGGTTGATTATTGAGTGTGTAGTAGTGGTATTTCAATTTTATGTGATATGTCTGAAATAGCTAAAAATAAAAATTGAATAATTTAAAGTATATTTGAGAATTAATGCAAATGGCTGCGAGAAAATATTTAGTGTTAAGAGAAGCCTTTGAACAGAGTCTTAATAGATTTATCAAAGATTTTAATTTAGGAAAAAAGGAGTTAAAAGACCCAGAAATTATTAATGCATTGGGTGTATATACCGAAATGACATTAAATGAAATGTTTAGTCCGAAGGAGATTGTCAAATTTGATTTTGAACAAGCTGTAAAGGAAAGTTTAAAAAAAAGATATTTCTATGATTGTCCACAGTATAGTAAGTCTGATTTAGATAATATTGATAAAACATTAGAAATATTGAATAATCATCCGACGCATGCACAACGAAGTTTAGAGTGGTATAGTTTCCGACAAGGAAGAGTTACAGCAAGTGATATAGCAAAAGCTTTAGGTAAAATGGGTGATAAAAGTAGATGGTTATTAGTTTATCAAAAAGCTATATCATTAGATGAATACATTAAGGATCGTGAGGGTTTTTCATTGGATTCTAAAGCTGCTATCAAACATGGAAAATGTTATGAAAGTGTTGCTGTAGAGTTGTATGAGAAAAAGAATAAAGTAAAAGTTCAAGAGTATGGGTGTCTTCCGCATCTTTTTATAGATCATTTAGCGGCATCTCCGGATGGTGTAGTTTATTCTAGAGATACTAATCCAAATTATCACGGTAGAATGTTAGAAATTAAGTGTCCATATTCTAGAACTATTAATGGTATTATTAAGATGGAATATTATATGCAAATTCAATTACAACTGGAGGTATGTGATTTGGAATATTGTGATTTTCTTGAATGTGATATTCGTTTATATGATAACATTAATGAATTTTTAAATGATTCTAATCCAAATGAAAAGGAGAAATCATATAGCAAACGTGCAAATGGTTTCGAAAAAGGTATTTTATATGAATATAAGACTTTTGCTGATACATCAGTATCATATAAATATTGTCCTATAGGGTTAAGTAATGAAGATGTGAAGACATGGATTAAAAAGACCAAATCAGATATGGCTAGTGTAATGGATATTGATATAGGAGTATTTAGGTATTGGTATCTGGAAGAATATAATGTAATTTTGGTGAAAAGAGAACCTGAATATTTTGAAGAAATTAAATCAGAGGTTGCAATATTTTGGGATTTAGTGCAACATTATAAGAAAAATGGATTAGATCCTCTAAAAGAAAAATTAGGTATGATACCCCCAAAGCCTTCTAAGTTAGACTTATTTTTAACAAATGGAAATAGTAATAGGGATGATGATGAATCTCCTACAGACAATTTTAAAAATGATTTAGATGCAATAGATTTTATTGATTTTGATAAGAATGAGAAGGACAGACCTTCTATTTCTAATACAGTTCTATATAATAAAAGGAAAAGACCTGAAGATGCTTTAGAATTTTTGGATTTATCCGAACCATCTGAAGATTTAGTTTTAGAAGTGACTAAAATAACGGCTGTGTGTATGAGCACCAAAAGTAAAGCCACTAAACAGTTTAAAACCCTCACAGTAATAAAACCAGAATAAAATAAGAGTTACAATAAATAACCATACAAGGAAACTCGTTATATAATTAGATTTTTTTTCTGAAAATTTTTGATTCCATTGATCAATAGTGAATCTGTTACCCATTGATAAATTACACTTTCTACAAATTGGTCTTAAATTATTTATATGTGTATTTCCCCCTTTTGATTCAGGTATATTATGTCCGACATCAAAATCTCGAGCGGTAATTTTATTTTTACACCATCCAACTAGACATTTTGATGTAAAATATTCACCTACCCAATGTAACCACACTTGTGTTTTCAAAGCTTCATTTATTTTTTGTTTAGGCATTACCACAGATTATTAATAAACAAAAAAATTTATATTAAATTAAACTCTTAATGTAATTGATGTGATAAATATATTTATTTAATCAGCATCTATATATATGTAGTTATTTTTTTTAAGTGGTGTGTAAACTGTGTTTCGGTGTCTATTCGCAAAATATTTTTGCAATAAAGACAAACAGAATATAATAACGCCTATCGTTATTATAATAGTAAATAGTAATACAATGACGAATGTTATATGATAAATATTAAATATATAATAATCACAATAGAAATCACTTGGAGTAACTATATTACTTTTATTGTTTCTCATTTGTAACCATTGATTTACTAGGATATTAGTACCATTGATATTAAAATATCGATCATCATAACGATTTTTGCGGCATAATTGATCAGTATCGGGACCTATCCAAACTCGTTCAGGATTATTGAAAGAAGTAACTACTTTGGCTTGTTCTTTTCGTATAAAATCTTGATAAGAGACTGTATGATAAGGTGAATAGGATGTTAAACTAATGCCCCATGAATAACATTGTGGAGACCAATTAATTAAATTAGTTAATCCTTCAGAGTAACAATTATGTGATAAATAATAGCAAGGCATATAGTTATTGGAATAATCCGCATCATTTTCACCGACCATCCATAAAACATCAACGGAGATGTTTTGTGGGATTAACGAAATAGTTTTGTTTAATAAACTCCATTTAGCTTTAGTGTTATTGATACGTGAGAAATCATTAACTCCAGCGGAATCAAATGCTAAAACACTGATGTAAATGTTATTATTGGTTTTTATGGTTGATGCTAGTTCTTGTCCGAAGTAAAACCAAGGTGATGCGTCATTACCTTGAAGACTTGGTAAAGTTTGATTTGAAATTTCCCATGTCCAACTTGTTAAATTTAGGAAATGAACTCTAGGATTTGTAGGAGGTTGATATAAATTCATTTGAGCATGATTAGTTGAAGTATAATCCCCTAGTATAATAATATATGTATCATTAGAAACTGCACATGTTGTGTTATTACAGTTTCCGATGGCAAATATAAATAGTAAAATTAAGAAAGTAGTTTTTGACATTATTCTATATGTTGGACTTTATATAAATCTGATAGTTAATTCAATTTTATTTTGATTCAACAATATATCATAGTAGTTGGGTTGAAATTATCTAGTTCATATGTTAAATTAATGGTATCATTATTAAATATATAAGACCATTGGTTTTCAAAACCAGGTTTAAGAATATAAAAAGTTGCTCCTCGATCAGATATAAGGGTTGCATAATCTATTTTATTTCTAATTTTTGAATTGATAAATCTTGTAATATCATATGAATTTGATACATTTGGGTAAATATTAATATTGATATGTCCCATATCATTAAAGACTTTTGCGTTATAAATCATAAAATGCGAATAGAGTATGAATAGATATGTTAATAAAATTGAAGTTATGTTATGTTGTTGTGGTGTGTAATAAATCAAAATAAACTTTCTCACTTGTTTATCAAATGGCTCTTAAAAGAATTAATAGAGAATTAGAAGATATTAAAAAGGATCCTCCAAGTAATTGTAGTGCTGGTCCAATTGATGATGATATGTACCATTGGGAAGCAACTATAATTGGTCCTCAAGGTACACCATATGATGGTGGATGTTTCAAGTTAAATATTCATTTTCCGGTTGATTATCCATTTAAACCTCCGAAAATTAATTTTATAACACATATTTATCATCCAAATATTCAAAAGAATAGTGGTGGTATTTGTTTAGATATTTTATATCCAAAAAATTGGAGTCCAGCATTAACAATTTCAAAGGTCTTATTATCTATATGTTCATTATTAGATGATCCTAATCCAAAAGATCCATTAGAACCTGATATAGCACATCAATATTTGAATAATAAAGAAGCGTTTATTGAAACCGCTAAGCTATGGACTAGACAATATGCTTAGTTAACGTTATGTTAATCAACATATGTTAATGTACATTTATAATAAAAAATTAATTTCTTATTTAAAAGTAAGAACGAACAATGACTCGTAAATTTAAACTTTCTGGAGGTTCTTTTGATTCCAGTAAAATATTTGTTTTAGTTGGTGTTTTAATCATCGTTGGAGTAGGTTATTATTTAATTAGCAAAAATAACATGCAATATGCTCCTACTAGAGAAGCATTTACTGCTAATGATAATTGGGGATCATGTGTAGATCCAACACCAGGTTCTGATGAGATAGTTGTAGCGGCTTTTATTGCTAAATGGTGTCCTCATTGTGTTTCTTACCATCCTACATGGGATAAACATGTGGCTCAATCAAAAACCGAAAATCCGATGGTTAATGGTAAAAAAATAAAATTTGTAACTGTTGATTGTAGTGAATCGTGTGAATATTCTAGTCAATTTAAAGTTGAAGGATTTCCAACTGTAATGGTTATCAAAGATAAAAATACACATGTTGATGTTCCATATGAAGTCAGAGATGATTTTAATAAAATCATTGATTTTGTTAAATCTCAATAATCTCAATAATATTAATTTAATCAATGCCTTCTACATTAATATTTTCTATTTTACTCCATGAATTATATTCATTTTCATAATTTTGTGTTTGAAAAGAATTTATAGAACGGCAATGTGGACAGTTTTGATTAATTTTTTGCCATTTTAACAAACAGGATCTGTGGAAGTGTTTATGACATTGGGATAAACACTCTAAGTTTGCTTGATCATCATTTATTTCTTCCAAACAAATTAAACATTCATTTGTTATCTTTTGTCTTTTACTAGGATTTTCATATTTATTATTATATTTTTGAATATTATTCTTTAAATTTTGATTAAAATATTCAAAATCTTGACTTTTAATTTTTTTTTGAGTAACTATATCATGATCTAATAGAATTTTATAGCATTCAGCTATTTTAAGTATAATAAAATATAAATGCTTACATATGTGTCCTCTGTTTTCGTAATCAGGGCAATTACAATCTATTTTTTCAGTAGAGAAATGTAAAGTGTATCTATTAGTAATACCTTCTAATATGATGGTCCATACTTTGTTTTTTTCTTCGAGACTTATTAAATAAAATTTTTGTTTAACTCCTCGATATTTTCTATCTTCTACATCGGTTGACATTATTTGAGTGTTGTGTATTTATTAAAATATTATCAACATTATAAACAATCAATTTTATTCACATAGGTGAATTAAAAAAAAGTAGTTGATTTACTACAGGAAGGAACCCCAGACGGGTGATTCGATTAGCAGTCGAGACCCAATCAAAGTTCCATTTCCGATAAGCAGTCGGAGGAAAGTAAGGGTTCCTGTAAATCAACCAATATATATTAATGTAAATTAATAAAATCAATTTTTTGTATTAATTATATGCCAAAAATGTTAATTTTATTAACTTTTCAAGATATATTTACATACAACATTCAAGAGCTGTCGGAGATTTTCGTAATCACTACGAATGTTATAGAGTAATTCTAGTTTTTAAAGTATTATTTCGTAATAATTACGATAACTTCCGAAAGTCTTTGACTGTTTATGTGCGACCTTTATGCTGAAGGAGTGTCATAACTTTAAAAAACATTAGGAAATAATACCACAAAAGCTTTGGAATGATTGGTGTAGTCTTAGGATGATCATAATTTTGTTGAAAAATTTTAGATTGTTCTAGTTACTACAACATTTAGAACAATATATTTTTAAAACTTTCTAGAGTAATAAAGTAAAAATTTTAGATTGTTCTAGTTACTACAACATCTAGAACAATATATTTTTAAAACTTTCTAGAGTAATAAAGTAAAAATTTTAGATTGTTCTAGTT